CATCAGCACAAGACCCAGAAGTGCCTTCAAGGTTTATGCCTTGTATGGCTAGTGGACTAGCTTACTACATAGCTTTAAAAAAGAACCCAGAAAGAGTTGGGTTATTGAAACAACAATATGAACAAGATTTTCAATTAGCTGCAGATGAAGACCGTGGAAGAGCTTCTCTGCATTTAGTTCCACACAGGAGTTATCTATAATGGCTTATGCTGTTGGTAAATACTCTAGAGCTCAATGTGATAGGTGTGGGTTTGTGTATAAGTATACACAACTAAAAACTGAGTGGAATAATTTAAAAGTTTGTTTCGATTGTTATGAACCTAAACACCCACAACTACAGCCTGTGATAACCCCAACTGACCCTGAGGCTTTGTTACAGCCAAGAGGAACAGAACCTGTTCCAACCACAGGGTACGGTATAGTGAAAACAGGAAACACCAAAAACAGTTTAGGAGTTACTGCTCCTTCTATGTTTATAGCTCATAATGATACGATTGGTTCTAGCTTTTTTATAGCTAAGTCTGTGGGCGAACTTGGAGAAGTAACCGTTACAACAGGATAAAAAAATGACTTGGACTTTATCTAGTTTAAAAACAGCAATACAGGATTATTCTGAATCAACAGAAACATCTTTTGTAACTAACCTACCTAATTTTATAAAAACAGCAGAAGAAAGAATTTTAAAAACTGTTCAGTTAGATGATTTTATAAAAAACGTAACAGGAACAGCAACAGCTTCTTCTCCTTACATAGGATCACCTAGTGATTATCTTTCTTCTAACAGTTTAGCTGTAATAGACAGCAGTTCTAACTACAACTATCTACAACTGAAACATCCAAGTTTCATACGGGATTTTACTCCCGCATCCTCAACAACAGGATTACCTAAATATTATGCAGAGTTTGATGAAAATACATTTATTGTAGCACCCACTCCTGACGCAGCATATACATTTGAGTTGCATTATTTCTTTAGACCCTCATCCCTTACTTCGGCAGGTGATTCTGGAACAACTTGGTTATCGGATAATGCTCCTAATGCATTATTATACGGAAGTTTAACAGAAGCCATGGTTTATCTAAAAAACTATGAATCACTACCCATCTATGAACAAAGATTTCAAGAAGCCATAGGCTTATTGAAAAATCTTGGCGAAGGTAAATCTACCCAAGATCAATATAGATACGATGAAGTAAGGAGACAACCACAGTAATGAGATTAGAACATCTTGAAGGCGCACATATCGCCCTAGTCGCAATGGGAGAAAGTCAACTAGATTTTCATTTAGCTAAAACACATAGCAAGACCTGGGATGAAGTTTGGGGCATAAATGCTATGGGCGAGATTACGAAATGTGACAGAGTATTCATGCTAGACCCTGCTTCTAGGTTTTTAGATTCTGATGCAGCAGGCAGTCAAACAGGTATTATGAAAGATCTAGTTCTCAACCATCCTGGACCAATATACACTTGTGAATTAGATGATCGTTGTCCTGGGTTAGTAGAGTTTCCTATAACTGAAGTAGTTAAAGCAACTAGATGTTCTTACCTTAATAACACTGTACCTTTTGCTATAGCTTTTGCTTTATATAATAAAGTGGCTAAACTAGAACTATACGGTATAGATTTTACATACAAAGGTAATTTGCATTTTGCAGAAGCAGGCAGATCTTGTGTAGAGTTCTGGTTAGCTAAGTGTATAGAAAATGGAATAACTGTTAGCGTGGCACCTAGATCTGGTTTACTAGACACGGACGTTCCTATACAGGAAAAAATTTATGGATACCATAGACTAGATAATCCAACTTTAGTTTTGATTGATGAAGATGAGGACGAGTTCTATACGATGGGTTTTAATGAATATAGTGAAGAATTAGAAAAAAGAAAAAGAAAAGAAGCTGAGCTTATTTCCACCGTAAACACTCCACCAGAGGCTAAAAGATATTAATATGATAGAAATAGAAACAGTAAGTAGTATAGGTAATATAAGTGTAGCCACTCAGCAAAACAGGGGGCACCCACCTGAATACTGGGCAGAAAGAGCTACGGAAAGAATATGTGGAATATCTGAAGACGCAGCACCTCATGTTAAACAACAGGCAGAAGCATTCAGAGTAGCTATTTACAACACAATACTTTATTATATTAAGCAGAGCATCAATAGTGAAAGATGCACTATGAAGAATCTACTGACTCAACAGGGTCATGAAGATTTAGCTAAAATATTAACGGAGATAAAGTAATGGCAATTACATCAACACTAACGACTAGCTTTAAAAAAGAATTACTAGAAGCGAAGCATAATTTCTTAGCTTCTGGAGGCAATAGTTTTAAACTAGCTTTGTATACCAGTTCTGCTACGATGGGAGCAGCAACTACAGCGTTTACCACAACAAACCAAGTTACAGGAACTAATTATACAGCAGGTGGTTCTGCTTTAACTAATATCAATCCAACAAGTGGCGGAACTACAGGGTTCACAGACTTTGCTGATTTAACTTTTGGGACAGCTACTGTAACTGCTAGAGGTTGCATGATTTATAACGATACAGCTAGTGGTGACCCTTCAGTAGCTACTATAGACTTTGGTGGAGACAAAACCTCAACAGCTGGGGACTTTACTATAGTTTTTCCTGCTGCTGCAGCAAGTACAGCTATTATAAGAATAGCTTAGTTTTAAATGGCAGCGATCACTGGTTGGGGTCGAGGCACTTGGGGTTCTGATACTTGGGGTGAACCTAACCCTGTCACACTCACAGGTTTATCTGCAACTTCTGCACTAGGTACAATCTCCGTAGATGCAGAGGCAAATGTAGTACCAGCTTCTTTAGTCGGAACAACAGGAGCACCTGTTGCTGGTGTAAATGCACAAGCGATAGCTTCTATACAAGGCGCAGTTGGCACAGTTGGTTCTGTATCAGTAGATGTAGACGGAGAGGCAAATGTTCCTGTAGCAGGATTAAGTGCAACAGCAAGCCTCGGATCCGTTACAGTTCACCATAATGCAGTAGTTACACTTTCTAGTTTAGTAGGAACAAGTGCATTAGGTACTGTTACTCAAGTAGCGAAAGCTAACGTAAGTGTCTCTGGTGTTTCAGCTACAGGTTCTGTTGGTTCTGTCACAAACATAGGAAAAGCAAATGTAACACCAACAGGTGTTGCAGGCACAAGTGCACTAGGGACTATTACAATTGCTTTAGGCATGACGGTCCAAATTACAGGACTAGCGGCAACGAGTTCTCTTGGATCTGTAACTACAGTAGCGAAAGCTACAGTTACTTTAGTTGGTCTTGAGGCAACTACAGGCACCCCAACAGTTTTAGTTTGGGGATTAGTAGATGATGCACAAGACCCAAGTTGGACTACAGTAGATGATAGTCAAAACCCAAACTGGACAAATGTGGCTTAACTATTGTGTTAAAAAAGTATATAATCTAACTAACGTGAGGAACAAATAAATGGCTAGTACATACGTAAACGATTTAAGACTCAACGAAATGGCGACAGGTGATGCGTCAGGAACTTGGGGAACAGTCACAAATACAAATTTAGAATTAATTGGAGAAGCTCTTAGCTTTGGCACAGAAGCTATCACTACTAACGCAGACACACACACTACAACTGTAGCTGATGGTGCTGCCGATCCTGGTAGGGCTATGTATCTCAAATACACAGGAACTTTAGATTCAGCCTGTACGATTACTATTGCACCCAACACTATAAGTAGGATGCACTTTATCGAAAATGGCACAAGTGGTTCTCAAAACATAATTATCTCACAAGGTTCTGGTGCTAACGTAACCATACCAGCTGGTGATACTAAAGCAGTTTACTTAGATGGTGCTGGTAGTGGAGCTGCGGTAGTAGATGCTTTTGCTAGTTTAAATGTCGTAGATTTAAAAGTAGAAGACGATCTGACAGTTACAGATGATCTTATAGTAAATGGAGATATAGATTTAGAAGGTTCTATTGATGTCAATGGCACAACCAACCTAGATGTAGTAGATATAGATGGTGCGGTTGATATGGCTTCTACACTACAAGTAGATGGAGCTATAACTTCCTCTGCTGGAGCGACAATTACAGTAGCAGATAACTCAGATAATTTAACCCTTACATCCACAGATGCTGATGCTAGTGTTGGACCTAATCTTAATTTATATAGAAACTCTGGTAGTCCAGCAGATGATGATGTTACAGGAGTAATTGTATTTAATGGACGCAATGACAATTCACAAGATGTTATTTATGCAAGACAACTTTCTTACATTAAAGATGCTTCCGATGGAACTGAAGATGGTCAATTAACACTACAAACTATGGTTGCTGGAACAATCAGAGATAGATTGAATATTACACCTTCTGAAATATCTATAAATGAAGATAGCCAAGACCTAGACTTTAGAGTTGAATCTAATGGCAACGCTAATATGTTATTTGTTGATGGTGGTGCAAACACAGTAGGAATAGGAACAGGCACACCTGGAGATTTGCTTCACGTTACTAATGGGGATAGATCAGTAGACACAAGAATAAGATTAGATTCTTTTGGACAGCTACCTTTAATTAATATTATGTACGCTGCGGGAACTCAAAGCAGCCCCACTGCTGCAACTTCTGGAACAGAAATAATGAGATTAGCTAGTTCACCTTATGATGGAAACGATTATTCTCAAAGTGCTATGAATCTCAGAGTGGTAGCAGATGCAGATTTTTCAAGTAACTCTACTCCAGCACATTTAGCTTTTGATATAAATAACACAACAAGACTTGCAACAGAAGCCATGCGTATAACTTCTGACAGTACACTTCTTATTTCTGATACAACAGCCATAGCAGGCACAACTTTTGATGCTAGGGATGTTGATAATGTAACATCACTTGCTTGTGGTAATAACGCTGGTTACGTTACAAGAGGACAAGATACTACGGCTGGAGCAAATTTTGTTATACAAGCTAATCGAGGCACTTTAACTTCACCAACAAATAGTAATAATGGAGATAATTGTGGTAAAATTTTGTTTAGAGCGTACCACACTAATGGTCATTACAGTTCTTCAACAATCCGAGCTTTCGTAAATGGTGCAAATGGCACTAATGATATGCCAGGTACAATGGTATTTGAAACCGCTGCTGATGGAAGTGCTACTCCTACTGAAAGAATGCGGATTAATCCAGATGGGCAAGTTTCTTTTGGCACTTCATCACCTCTCGCTGGATCAAGAATTTTTACTTTAGCAAGTGCCTCTACACCTTATGGTATTACTACTCAGAATGATGCTACCACAGGAACGATGTTTGTTATGGTATATCATAGCAATGGTGGTTCAGCAATAGGAAGTATAACCACTTCTAATACAGCAACAGCTTTTAACACCTCCTCAGACTATAGACTAAAAGAAAATATCCAACCTTTAGAAAATGGTTTAGAAAGACTTAATAATCTAAAACCAGTCAAGTTTGATTGGAAAGAAGATGGTACATCCAGCGAAGGTTTTATGGCACACGAAGCACAAGAAGTATTTCCTGATGCTGTTACAGGTGAAAAAGATGGTGAAGAAATGCAAGGCATGGATTACGGAAGAATAACCCCATTACTTGTCAAAGCCATCCAAGAACAACAAGAACAAATAGAACAGTTAAAAACTGAAATTGAAAAGTTACACTAAACGGAGAATAAAAAATGGCAATTAACTATACTTGGGATGTAAACACTTGTGATGTTTACCCCACAAAAAGCAGCAAATCTAATGTTGTGTATGCGGTACATTGGAGACTAACAGCAACAGATGATTCTAATAATGACTCAGACGGCAATCCACAAAAAGCCGTAGTATACGGACAAGAATTTTTAGATACGTCTGATTTATCTAGTTTTACAAACTGGTCTAGCCTTAATGCTGCTAAAGTACAAGGGTGGGTAGAGGCTTCTATGGATGCAAAAGAATCTGGTACAGTTGCTGGTCTTAAAGCAAGTTTAGATGGACAAATTGCTAAAAAGATTACACCAACAAAAGTAACTAAATCATTAGGTTCGTAATATGGAACAACATTACTTTGTAAATGTGCTACAAATATTAGACGTAGCAACAGAAAGAGGTGCTTGGAAAGGTGCTGAAATAGAAGCCATAGCTTTGGTTAGAAAACAGACTATGGATCAAATTAAAGAAATGGCAGAAGCTTCTCAACAAGAAGAGCCTCAATTAGAATCTGTAACTAAGAAAGTAGGAGAAAAGTAATGAGATGGTTACCAGATTCTTACTTTAACTTTGTAAAAAAGTTTTGGCAAAAAGTTAGAGGTACAGAAGAAAAAACTGTAAGAGCAAGAACCGAAGAAGGAAAGTTTGTTGCAGACGATAAGTCTACTCCCGATGTAAATGAAGCCTACACAACTGTTAAAGTTAAAAAGAAAAGAGGACGACCCAAAAAGAAAAAATGAAGACTTCTAGTAAAAATGTCTCTTCTTCAGCTTTTGAAAGAGAATGTGCTCTTAGATTTGACTTCATTGAAAAACGTCTTGATGAGGGCTCAAGTAAGTTTAAAAGGCTAGAAGCTTTATTGTGGGGTGTTTATCCAGTAGTTATAACCTGTTTATTAGCGACTAGGTATCTTTAATGGACCAAGCGGTCACCTTCATTAACGAAGTAGGGTTTCCGATTGCTGCTGCATTAGGTTTAGGGTTTTTTATATGGAAACTTATCAATCGAATTATCGACGGAATGGAAACAAAACTTGATGTTCTAGACGATAAAGTTGCTGATCAAATAGAACAAATGGAACAAAGACTAGGCACAAAATTAGATTCACAACACGGAATATTAGTTGCTCTTATCGACAGGGTTAGATCACTAGACAACGAAATCATTAGACAAGATACACTTATAAAAACTATCTTAGGTGTTCCTCAACTTATCGATAGTAATAAAATAGCTAAAGCAGACAGAGACGATCAGAGAAAAGACTGATGAATAAACATGACAGTATTTTTTCGATTTTAGGGATTACTTTAGTGTTGTTGGTAGTGATTGTACAACAACTTCAAAGTGATGAGATGGTTCACGAATTTAAAAGCCCTTCTTTTAATGGAGTAGGCACATCTAGTCATTACCTAACCATTGAAAATCAAGAAGCTAATCGTAAACAAGCTATAGCAGATGAAATACAAGCATTAAAAGACGAAATAGAAAGAGAAGAAAATAATACAGTAGAAGCTAGGTTTATGAGAAATCTTACTTCGAGAATCTATGCGAATATCGCGAGGCAAGTAGAAGCAGCATTATTTGGTGAAGACACAAATAAAAGTGGATCCATGGAGCTTGATGGAAACACAATAGAGTATGAGATTACGGAGGAGGAGGTTAGGGTTACAATTACTGATGAAGACGGCAATACTACAGAAGTTATCGTACCTATCGGTGGGTTTACTTTCTAGTTGTGCTTTGATGATTGATCCGCTAGAAAATAATTTACCGCCAGCTAAGTACATTCAACCAGCTTCAATAGAAAAACTATACACAGAGTTAGCTGATGTAGAAGCACCTTTTAGAAAACCAGTCATTTCTGTTTACGCAAATGATTTTAAAGATCAAACAGGACAA